AAAGTGCTACTGACTTAGCAAGAAAAGCTAAAGCTCAAGTTAAAAAAGCTAAAAAGAAACGTGACGCTGCAAATAAGTTTGTTGATAAAGTATCCGGTATAAGTGTTCATGGCATTATTACAGGTGAAGATTTAGACGCTGCTACTCCTGTAGCTAAGGAAGTTTTAGAAGAAACAGAAAATGTTATTTTTAGACCTAACCCTGGTAAACAAGAATCATTTTTAGCAGCATCTGAAAAAGAAGTTCTATATGGTGGTTCAGCAGGTGGTGGTAAATCTTACGGGATGCTTGCAGACCCTCTTCGTAATATAGATAACCCAAACCATAAGGCAATTCTTCTTCGTAAAAGTATGCCTGAACTTCAAGAACTTATAGATAAATCCCAATATTTATATAGACGTGCAGTTCCTGGGGCTAAATGGAATGGTAAATTAAATAGATGGGCATTTCCATCTGGTTCTTTTATCTTAATGAGTTTCGTTGACAATGATATTGATGTTCATAGATATCAGGGTTCTGCATTTTCATGGATTGGTGTAGATGAGTTAACTCACTTTAGTACTCCTTATGTATGGAACTATTTACGTTCAAGATTAAGAACAACTGATCCAACTCTTGAAACATACATGCGAGCTACAACAAACCCTGGTGGTGTTGGTGGTTGGTGGGTTAAGAAAATGTTTATTGATCCTGCTCCTTGGAATACATCATTTTGGGCAAGGGATATTGAAACAGACAAAGTTCTTACTTATCCATATAATGAGTTTATAGATGAAAAATTAAGAGGTAAACCTCTTTTCAAACGAAGATTTATTCCTGCTAAGTTATCTGATAATCCTTATTTGATGAAGTCTTCTGAGTATCTTACAATGTTGTCTTCTCTACCAGAAGTACAACGAAGAAGATTATTAGAAGGTGATTGGAATATTGCAGAAGATACAGCATTTCCTGAGTTTGATATTAAAATTCATACCTGTAAATATTTTGATATTCCTGCTGATTGGCACCGTTTTCGTTCTTGTGATTATGGTTATGTAGCTCCTGCTTGTGTACTTTGGTATGCTGTTTCTAATGAAGGTATACTTTATATATATCGTGAGTTATACGCTAAGGGATTAGACGCTGAAGCATTAGCTGACAAAATTATTGAAATGGAATGGGATGATCCTGGTATTATTACCGGACCATTAGACACCGAAAGCTGGGCAGAACGAGGTCAGACTGGTCCTAGTGTAGCTGAAACAATGATAAGGGCTGGTGTTAATTGGACTAAAGCTGATAAGAGTAAAGGAAGTCGAATACGTGGTAAAAATCAAATTCATAAAAGGCTTAAGCCAGATGAATACCACGATGGAAAACCAGGAGTTATAATTTTTAACAACTGTGTAAACTTAATTCGTACTTTACCAATCCTACCATTAGACCCTCTAAACATGGAAGATGTAGACCAAAAGTTTCTTGATGATCACGCCTATGATTCTTTTAGATACGGGTTAAATAGCAGACCTACACACAGTTTATACCCTGATGAAAGACAATATTTAATACAACAAGAAAGACCTAATATGGTTGACGTTAAATTTGGATATTAATAAATAAGGAAAAATAAATAATGAAAATGATGCACTATTCTATGCCACATCGTAAGAATCCTATGAACTCTGGGCAAAGACGTGGCAGTCCCGTATTTCGTGTACAAAAAATTAATCACACTAAACGAAACGGCCATTCAACTGTTTGGTCTAATTAAGGAGATAAATATGCCTAATTTTGCAATTGATTCTGCTAATCGCTCACGTAAACAAGGATCATTTAATTCAGATATGAAGGCTGGATATGTTGGTCGTGAAGAATATGAACATGCTATGCCTAATGGATATGACGGTGGCCTAACTCAAGCCTTTCCAACTAGTGGTGAGGGAGTTGATGTATCAGATATGATTAATGATCCAGAAGATTATACATTAGATAAATCATATCCTAAAACAGCATATAATAAGTTATCAGGTGCTACTTTATAATACATGGTTGAAAACCAACTTTATTCTAGTGTAATAGAAGGAATTGAACCAGAAGACATAAAGAAAGCTCGTAAAGAACAAGAGGAAGCAAATTTTAATATATCTGCTGCTGTACAATTTGTTCTAACTAAATACGAACGAGCTAAAACAGCACGACACATTACAGAAGACCGATGGTTAGCTTCGTATCAAGATTATCGAGGTATTGTTAATACTTCTCGTAATATGCGTACTGATGAAAAATCTCAAGTCTTTATTAAAATTCCTAAAACTAAAACATTAGCTGCATATGGACAAATTATTGAAATCTTATATGGTGCTAAGAAATTTCCTATTGGTATTAGTCCAACGGAAAGACCAGAAGGAGTTGCTGAATTTGCCCATATAGGTAAAGATACAGGAGAAGGTGATGTACCTACTGAACCTTCTATTGAATTGGGGTTTCCAGGTGACGGTACTCGTGAGAATGAGATTGAACCCCCTATGCATTTTCTTGGCGGGCTTAGAGATAAGTTTAGACAAGGGTTAGAAAAATTTGTTCCTGGTCCTGCACCTACTGATGAACCACAAGTTTCTCCTGCTAAATATGCTGCTAGGCAGATGGAAAAAACTATTAAGGATCAGTTAACAGAGACTAAGGCAGCTATTGAATTAAGAAAAGCAGTCTTTGATGCTTGTTTGTATGGTACTGGAATTATTAAAGGACCATTCAGTGTAAAAGAAATTGTTCCTAGATGGACAATATCTTCTGATGAAGCAGGTGAGTTAAGCAAAGAGTATAATCCACAAACTAAAACTGTTCCTGTAATTGAACATGTATCTGTGTGGGATGCATTTCCAGAATCTGCTGGTACTGATATGGATGATTTGGATCATATGATTCAAAGACATCGTTTAACAAAAACCAAATTACGTAAATTACGTAAGTTACCTTATTTTAATATAGGAGCTATTAATGAGGTTATTCTACAAGGACCAAATTATACAAAACAACATTATGAAGATCAATTACGACATGATCAAAATGATTCAGAAGAAGAACATAATCGATTTGAGGTAATTGAATATTGGGGTCCATTTGATGCAGAAGATGCTGTAGAAATAGGTCTTGAAAATATAGAAGACTTAACAAGTCTTGATGAACTTCAAGTTAATATTTGGGTTTGTAATGGTCAACTTCTTAGAATGGTTGTTAACCCATTTGAACCTACACATATTCCTTACTTAGCTTTCCCTTATGAACGTGATCCACATGAATTTTTTGGAGTAGGTGTTCCAGAGAACATGGCAGATTCCACTATTATCATGAATGGTCATATGAGAATGGCTATTGATAATTTAGCATTATCTGGTAACTTAGTATTTGATATTGATGAAACATCATTAGTACCAGGACAACCAATGGATATTTATCCTGGTAAGATATTTAGACGACAAGCTGGTTCTCCAGGTGCTGCTATTCACTCTATTAAGTTTCAATCTACTACAAACGAAAACTTAATGATGTTTGACAAGTTACGTCAACTTGCTGATGAAGAAACAGGTATTCCTTCTTATAGTCACGGACAAACAAAGGTTCAAAGTACTACTAGAACTGCTGCTGGAATGTCAATGCTTATGGGTGCAGCAGCACTTAATATTAAAACTGTAGTAAAGAATATTGACGATTATATGCTTATTCCTCTTGGTGAAGGTCTATACCATTGGAATATGCAGTTTAATGATGATATTCGTATTCAAGGTGACTTAAAAGTTAAAGCAATGGGCACAGAAGCCCTTATGCAAAAAGAAGTTCGTAGTCAAAGATTAAAAGACTTTATTCAATTTACTGCTAATCCAATGACTGCCCCATTTGTTAATGTTGGATTTGTAATGAAAGAGTATGCTATTTCCAATGATCTTGATCCAGAAGAAGCAATTAATGATCTAGAACAAGCTAAGGTTATGGCTGGTCTTATTGATAAAGCTAGTTCACTAGGTTTAGGTGGAGCACCAGGACAAGGAGGCCCATTAGGATTAGGTAATACCATGGGTGGAGGGCTTGACGGTATACCAACTGATGGTGGTTCAACAGGAACTGGTGATGGTAATATTGGTCCAGCTAACACACAAATGCCGGGAGAAAAATCATTCTCTGGTAATCAACTAGGAGGTCCACAAGGTGCAAATCCCGGCCAAAATCCTCCCCAGGCTTAATATTTTAGTTCATACTGCACATTGGGAAATTCTTAATGAGCTTATACAGTATTTAAAAGATATGAAAGTTAAGGAGATTACTAAATTAAGTGATATTCAAGATATATATAAAGTACAAGGGTATCTTCAACTTCTTAATGAATTACAAAATTTAAGAGAAAGTGTACAATATCAACTTCCTAAAAAGAAAGATAAATAAATGGCAATTGGCGATTTAGAACGAGGCGTAGTTGACGATTGGGGTGATTTACGTGGACCAGGAAAAATTGGCGATCCGGGCTGGATGCCCACATACACCCCAGCGCCCCCTGATGTTCCAGAAGATCAGTTAGACAAAGAAGCAACACAATCGTTACGTGATCGATCACCCCCAATTATGAATCTTAATGCGTATCGTGATGTAAACGGTGGTTTATATTTCGCTGCTACCCCACGTGTACGTCCTTCTATAGGGTCTGAAGGCCCTCTGGGTACTTATCCAGTTTTGGAAGATGGCGAATGGGTTCCAGCACCACCACTACCAATTGATCCAGTTGATCCACCAAATGGAGATGATCCAGTTCTTCCTCCAGAAGGCGAAACGCCTGAAGAACGAGAAGCGCGTCTAGATATAGAACGTGAAGAAGAAGAAGCAGAATTAAGAGAGGAGGAAGAACGATTAGAACAGCGGGATGAGTTAAATAGTGAATTTAGGGCATTTATGGACAGCCTATCGAAAGAAGAACTAGAAATGTTGGGAGAAGAGAAGGTGAAGCGGTATGAAGCTAAGAGGGAAACAGCTTTGGGCAAGGGTGTAGACCTGTATATGGAATACAGCCCTTATGCTATCCTGGCAAATATAGGTAAGGACATAGTGGAGTCCTTTTTAGATGTAAACCTCACGATAAATCCCGACCCCAGGAAAATAACTAAAGCCGACTACGAACGATGGGCCGGGCGCTTTCAAGGGAAGCTAGAAGGGATGGGGAGGAGAGAATATAGAGAATACCTATTAGACCTGGATAGACAAGCTCAGGAAAAAACTCAGAGACTACGAGATGAGGGTGACGACGGAAATATAATTGATGACTTTTATGGTGGCTTAAAAAAAGTTTTTGGCGTTGATGACCCAGAAGGCGATGAGGGTGTAGATACAGGCCCAGGTGAAGCTGTACCAGGGCCAAGGACGGTCGATCCAGCGCCCACTGTAGTTGATTCTAGTGGACCAGAAGTTGCTCCTACTCAGGCGGATTTTGAAGAAAAAGCTGAATTAGAGATGGAGTATCCTGTTCCTGTGCTTGAGGAAGGAGAATTAACTGCATATGAACAATCAATTGAAGATGAATGGGAAGATGAAATGGGATTTGCTAAAGGTGGTATAGTTAGAAAAGGTTATCAGGATGGCGGCCTCGTTGAACGTCCAATGGACCCATACGAAGATGCAAACGGTCCCAAACCTTTGTCTGAAATATTATATGAAACATTAATAGCTCCGTTATACGCTGTGCCGATTGCGCCACCACCATCACAATTAGCGCCACCACAACAAGAGGAACTTGCTCCTGAAAGGCTCGTTGACCGTGACGTAGTTCCTCTCCCTCCAGAACCCGTTGATCCAGAGGAAGCCTATGATACTCGCTGGGGTTTAGCTAAAGGTGGTGTTGTTAGAAAAGGTTATCAGGATGGCGGCTTCGTTGAGTCGATTGCGCCATCACCCAAACAATTATATATCGATCCGGAGACGGGTTATCCGATTCCGCCATCACCCAAACAATTATATATCGATCCGGAGACGGGTTATCCGATTCCGCCATCACCCAAACAATTATATA